ACTGCTAATGTGGGCTTGCCATATGAACTTACTCAGATTCCACAGACTGGGCCGTTAGCATGAGTACGACCACCATACCAAATTTACCAGCGGCCATTTCTTTAACTGGATCTGAGCAATTAATGCTGATTCAGAATGGCTCTACTTATCGTGCCACATCTCAACAGATTGCTAATCTTAATGCCAATAATGGCACGGTAACATCTATTACGGCACAAGCACCGCTTTCTGGCGGAACTATTACAACGACAGGCACCATTGGCCTTAACAATAATGGCGTTACCAATACATATCTTGCCCAGATGAATGGTAATACGCTTAAGGGCAATAATACGTCGGGTTCTGCCCAGCCAGTAGATTTGACGGTTAGCCAAACGATGACGATGCTAGGTGCAGCACCGCTTGCGTCGCCTGCATTTACGGGTACGCCTACGGCTCCAACGGCAGGTTCTTCCGACAACAGCACACAGATTGCTACGACAGCATTTGTTAAAGCACAGGGTTACGGCACTGGTACGGTTACATCAGTGACAGCTGGTAGCGGTTTATCTGGAGGTACGATAACCACTACTGGCACCATTTCATTGCCTACCACGGGTGTGACGGCGGGAACGTATGGCTCCACATCATCCGCTCCCACAATTACGGTGGATAGTTATGGTCGCATCACGGCAGCATCCAGTTCTACAATTACACCTGCAACAATCGGCGCGGCGGCATCTTCTATTACGATTACTGCTGGTTCTGGTCTTTCTGGTGGCGGCGATTTAACCGCAAATCGAACCATTGCATTTGCGTCTCAGGCTGCATTTACCATTTTGTCCAATAATTCATCCGCATCGGCTGTTCCAACGGCTGTATCGCTGTCTGCTATTTTGGATAGCAATATTGGTAGCACGCAAGGTGAAATGCTTTTCCGTGGTTCTGGTGGTTGGGTTGGCCTGTCGCCGGGTACATCAGGCCAATTATTGCAAACCAAAGGTGCAGGCGCTGATCCTGCTTGGACCACTATTTCTGGCGTGGGTACTGTAACAAGTGTTAACGGATCAGGCGGAACAACAGGATTAACGCTAACAGGCGGACCTATTACATCGTCAGGTACACTGACGTTGGGTGGCACATTAGCCATAGCAAACGGCGGAACAGGTCAAACTACGGCATCGGCTGCGTTTAATGCGTTGTCTCCCATTACTTCAACTGGTGATCTTATTATTGGTAACGGCACCAATAGTGCTACGCGCCTTGCCATAGGAACTAGCGGGTATGTGCTAACGTCTAACGGCACAACTGCATCGTGGGCAGCATCTTCTGGCGGGGTTTCTTCATTCTCCGCAGGCACAACGGGATTCACGCCCAATACCGCAACCACAGGTGCTATAACACTTAGTGGTACGTTAAACATTGCCAACGGCGGAACGGGTATTACGTCTTTTGGCACAGGCGTTCAAACGGCATTGGGCCAGAATGTCACCGGATCGGGCAGCATTGTGTTGGCAACATCGCCAACATTGGTAACGCCAGCTTTGGGTACGCCTTCATCTGCCACCCTTACAAATGCTACAGGCTTGCCATTATCCACAGGCGTCACGGGTACATTGCCAATTGCAAACGGCGGTACTGGGCAAACGACAGCTTCCACAGCCTTTAATGCGCTATCGCCTATTACATCTACTGGTGATTTAATCATCGGGAATGGAACTAATAGCGCAACGCGGTTAGCTATTGGCAGCAATGGTTATGTTCTTACATCCAACGGCACGACAGCATCATGGGCGACATTGCCTACAAATGTCTCATCATTCAGCGCAGGAACTACAGGCTTCACTCCTAATACAGCTACAACTGGTGCTGTAACATTAAGTGGCACATTGAATATCGCCAATGGCGGCACGGGAATCACTTCTTTTGGTACGGGTGTTCAAACTGCATTAGGCCAAAACGTAACGGGGTCTGGCGGCATCGTATTGGCTACGTCGCCAACGCTTGTAACGCCGACATTAGGTGTTGCTTCCGCTACATCCATTAACAAAGTCACTATTACGGCCCCTGCCACGGGTTCTACTTTAACCTTGGCGGATGGTTCAACCCTTGCCACGTCAGGCGCTTTTTCCTTAACCTTGACGACAACAGCCACCACCAACGTAACGCTGCCCACATCGGGAACATTGGTTAATACGGCGGTCACAACGCTTTCGTCTTTGGTCAGCATTGGCACAATTACCAGCGGAACATGGAATGCCAGTGTAATTGGTGTAGCTTACGGCGGCACAGGGGCTAGTAGTTTAACCGCAAATAATGTATTGTTAGGCAATGGCACATCGGCTTTACAAGTTGTTGCGCCGGGAACATCTGGCAATGTGTTAACGTCAAACGGTACGACGTGGGTATCTTCAACACCTGCTGCGTCTGGACCTAGCAAGGCACAGGCGATAGCATATTCCATGATTCTGGGTTTTTAGGAGTTATAAATGTCAAACCCAAATATTGCAGCATTAACAACGCTTACAGGCAATACAACGTATTATACGCCGTCGGGAACGTCTGCCGTGGTGCTGCTTGCCAATGCTTCCGGTTCCAACACGGTGTACCGTATTGACCAAATTGTAGCCGCCAACGTAAACGGTTCCACGGCGGTCAATGCCACGGTATCCATTTATACCAACGGTGCGGTAGCGCAGGGATCGGCTCCATCAGGCGGTACGGCATACCCAGTTGTATCCACGGTTTCGGTCCCCGCCAATGCGTCGTTGATTGTTACGGACAAGACCACCGCAATATACCTTATGGAAGGTACATCAATCACCGTAACTTCTGGTACGGCAAGTGGGATAACCTACAGCATAAGTTACGAAGCAATTAGCTGACGCAAGGTAACATTATGTCCAAGCGGTATATTGGCGGCTTAATCAGTGCTTTTAATAGCTTAAAAGTAGCAAATGCGCCTACTATTGGTGCGGTCAGCGGTGCCGTTAATGCAAAGGCTTGTGTAGCGTTTACCGCTCCTAGCTGCGTTGGTGGTGGGGCTATTACGTCATACACTGCTGTATCCTGTCCCGGATTTAAAACAGGTACCGGAACAACATCACCTGTACAGGTAACGTGCCTCACCAACGGAACGGCTTATACATTTACCGTTAGCGCCAATAATGCGTATGGGCCATCTGCGTTTAGTGCCGCAAGTTCAAGTGTAACACCTGTGGCGGCAGGAACTACGGGCATATTTGCTTTAGGATACACAACCAGTTGGTCAACGGTCCGTGACAAATATACATTTTCTGGATGTGTTGTGTCTTCAGCCACTGCTGCGACTTCCGCTTCATATAGGGGGTCAGCCGTTGGCACGGCAAGCGCTGGCATTTTTGCATTAGGCGCGCTTAACGGCTCAGGTTCATATACAGCAAGTCGTAATAAATATACATATTCAGGATGTGCTGTTTCTTCTGGCGCTTCGGCTAGTGCCGCTTCAAATTTGGGATCAGCAACAGGTAATTCAACTGTAGGAATATTTGCATTGGGTCAAACTTGTGCAGGAAATTCTACTACCCGAAACAAATATACTTATTCAAGTGATACCAATGGTACTGCAACAGCAGCAAGCGGTGCATCGCGATTAGGATCAGCCACTGGAAATTCTACGGTTGGCATTTTTGCTTTAGGAAATGTTACTGGTATTGGTTTTACAACAACCCGAAACAAATACACCTATTCTGGAGATTCAAACGTAACTGCAACATCTGCAACTACAGCATCTGATGCTGGGTCGGCCACGGGAAATTCAACTGTTGGTATATTTGCATTGGGTACACTTTGTTGTGGCAATGGATCAACTACGCGCAATAAATACACTTATTCTGGGTGTGCTGTATCATCAGCAACAGCAGCTTCTGCAGCTTCTTGTAGTGGGTCGGCGGCAGGTAATGCTACAGTAGGCATATTTGCTTTAGGGCTTGTTGGTGGATCTGCATCAACGACCCGCAATAAATATACATATTCTTGTTGCACTAACGGAACAGCAACAGCCGCTTCTATTGCCGCTCAAAGTGGCTCCGCCGCCTCCAATGGAACCTGTGGAGTAAACGTATAATGCCTAATTACTCCGGCTCATGGAACTTAGTACAGCAGATGCAAGCGGTGGCGGCTAGTAATTGGCCCGTACCACCGGGTACTTTTGCAATTATTGCATCAGGATATTGTTCTACACAACGTGATAAATATACTTACGCAGGATGTGTTGTTACAACAGCGGCTCCTTTAGCTGGTGGAACTTATGAAGGTGCGGCGGCTGGAAATTCTTCAGTTGGAATATTTGCTTTAGCCTCAACTGCAGGTGGTGCTGTTATACGGGCCACCCGTAATAAATACATTTATGCAAATTGTACAAATACCACAGCAACCTCAGCAACGAATCCAACTTATGGGCAATCTGCTACCGGAAATGCGACAACTGGAATATTTGCTTTAGGGCTAATTTGTTATTCCCCTTCTAGCACCAGAAATAAATATATTTATTCCGGTTGCGTCAACACATCTGCAACTTCTGCCAGTTCTAATAGTTATTTAGGTGCGGCTACAGGAAATTCTACCGTGGGCATTTTTGCTTTAGGAAACACGGGTTCACCTTCAACCACCCGCAACAAATACACCTATTCAGGCGACACAAATGCCTCAACAACTGCTTCCAGTGCAAACTCACAAGGTGGTGCTGCTACAGGAAATGCCACTGTTGGTATTTTTGCTTTAGGTAACAGCACAACAACCCGCAATAAATACACTTATTCAGGTGATACAAATGCTGTGGCAACAGCTTCAAGCGCAAATTCTAATTTAGGTTCTGCCGCAGGTAATTCCACAATTGGTATTTTTACCTTAGGAGCATCATGCACTAGAAACAAATATACTTATTCTGGATGTGCAAGCACTTCAGCAACAGCATCTTTGTGTTTTTCTACTGGCGGTTCTGCCGCTTCCAACGGTACTTGTGGAGTAAACGTATAATGCCACGGCAATATCAAGGGTCAATTATTAGTAAATCACCTATAACACCTGCTGGTCCTTACCAATGTGGTGCTGCATCTGGTGTATGGACTATTGACCAAATGGTGGGTTGGCAGAAGGCGGGATTGTGGCCTGTGGCGGGGAATCTTCAAGCTGGGGCATTAGCCATTTTTGCTTTAGGGTCTAATTGTTTAGCAACAACAATAACCCGTGATAAATATACATTTGCGGGGTGCGTAGTTTCTAGCGGTTCTTCTGCTTCGGCTGCAAGTGTTTGCCAATCCGCAGCAGGAAATTCAACAGTTGGCATATTTGCTTTAGGAAGTACTGGATGCCCATCTACCACCCGCAATAAATACGTTTATTCTAGTTGTTCAAATTCTTTGGCAACAGCGGCTACTAATGGTTCTTACGGAGGTGCCGCCGCAGGCAATTCAACCGTAGGTATTTTTCAATTAGGATATAATATTTGTCTTTCAAATGGTTCAACAACCCGCAACAAATATACTTATTCCGGTTGTGTAAACGCTTCTGCTACGGCAGCCAGCACTGCTGCACGGTGGGGGGCGGCAGCTGGAAATTCTTCAATTGGAATTTTTGCGTTAGGGTTTAGTACAGCAGCAGTTAATTTAACTACACGTGATAAATATACATATTCGGGGGATACAAATGCTGTTGCTACAGCGGCAACTGTTGGTTCTCATTATCAATCGGCTACAGGTAATTCTACTATTGGTATTTTTGCTTTGGGGGTTAGTTCTTCAGTTATTGCATCCAGAAATAAATATACTTATTCAGGTTGTGTTAATGCTTCTGCTACTTCAGCAACTCAAGCATCTTACAGTGGAGCAGCAGCAGGAAATTCAACAATAGGAATATTTGCATTAGGTATTGTAAGCGGTGCCAGTTCAACAACCCGCAATAAATATACATATTCAGGTTGTGTTAATGCTTCTGCAACTGCATCTAGTGGAGCATCTTACGGCGGTGCCGCCGCATCAAATGGTACAACAGGGGTAAACGTATAAGATGAACAGTAAGCCACACAGAAATAATTCAGACTTTCAACTCCGTCACTTCATGGCGGGGTCTTGCTATACGCCAGATGGCGCATGGGCATTGCTATATGGTCAGCGCATTGACATGGAAGTAAAGGTTGAACATTCCAAAGCCCAGAAGATGAAACGTGACGCAAAAATCATGGAGAATGAGGCGATTATAGCGGATGAAAACGCAAAGCCTTGGGAAAAGATGGTTGCGGAAGCCACAATCATTGAATGTAAATCAGCGGAAGACACATGGAAAAACAACCATGAAGCCGCCGTTATGGAACTGAACACCATTAACCAGATCATGGCGGAACTTGAGCCACAGCGCAAATTCGGTCATCTGCCTATGCTAGAAGCCAATGAAGCCATGCAGCGGGAAGAATGGCTAGGTGAATTGCAGGGGCGGGTGGAGAACTTCATTCTGTCTCAAGGCAATATTCCGCATGACCATTTGAATACCATGCGTTGCCACCCAGACTTTGAGACGCATATAGTGCCGCATATCAAGCAGGTATTTACCCAACTGGCAGGGAAGGGTGAACGCCTTGATCTCCTTACCAAACAAGCACCAGCATTTCTTGAGGACAAATCATCATGACCGGATACGTTAAAACCACCACCGACAACCAGTTTGTTGAATATCCCTATGGTGCGGAAGAATTGATGCGGGACAATCCCGGCTTAGGCTATACGCCTTACAGTGACTTTGTGGAAATATTCCCGACCACTGACGCATACAATGTGCATGGCTACCGCATTCAGTATGTGGAGATTGATGCAGACCCTACGTATGACGGAAAAACGCAAACCGTGTCACGTTCAGAACAGCCATTTGTACGGGACGGCAAGTGGGTATTTTCTTGGATTGTCCGTGATTTGACGGCGGAAGAAATTGCAAATATGGAGAAGATGCAGCAAGAAATGCAACAACGGGGACAATAATGTCAGATGTTAAAGATGAATTAAACCCAATACACTGCTTCCCAACAACCATTTACGTAATTAAAAAGCCGGAATTTCTGGACAACATCCGCAAGGTTGTTGATGAATATATTGAAAAGCGCAAAAAAGAACAGGGCGGCACCCATGAAGTGTACCCTGTTTATATGACGGACAACCTATACGACGATCCGCGTATGGAAGACCTATGTGCTTATATCGGCGCAACCGCATGGAACATTTTGGGCGAACAGGGTTACGATGTGCGTAATTTTAGCACGTCATTTACCGAAATGTGGGCGCAGCAGCATTATAAATACAGCGGCATGGATCAGCACGTTCATGCACATGGGGCACAGATTGTCGGGTTTTACTTCCTTAGGACGC